AAAGGACCTGAATAACATCCTGTGGGTATGGGCTCTTCCCGACTATACAGAGAAGTACTATGACCGATACGTGGTTAGTGTCGACATTGGCGGTACATCATCAGCAGCAGATTTCTCATGTATTAAAGTCGCTGACCGGCTCCCAATGCTTGAAGAAGGCGGACTACCGGAAATTGTCGCCGAATGGCATGGGCATATCGAACACGATTTATTAATATGGAAAGCCGTACAGATAGCGGCTGCATACGGAAATGCTGTACTTGTTATTGAAAGTAACACACTTGAAACAGAAGGAACAGAAGGTGACAACTTCGATTATGTATTGGATGAAGTGGTGGAATATTACGACAACCTTTATTCGCGTACATCACCAGAACAAATTAAACAAGGACTACCGGTTAAATATGGTTTCCACACCAATCCCAAAACTAAGCCTACTATTATCAACTTCCTTAAATCCGCAATGCGTGACTTTCTATATATTGAGAGAAGTAAGCCAACCACGTTCGAGATGGATACGTATGAACTAAAGGAAAATGGCAAGGAGATGGGTGCCGCTGAAGGCTGTCATGACGACTACCTGATGGCGACAGCCATCCTTGTATATGTTTGCTATAAATGGCAACTCCCGCGAATTATGCGGGAGTTTAGGAAGTCTAAAAAAACAAAGATTGTCAGCGAAGCTTCAATTTAAGCAGCAGTTTTCACGATACCATCTTCTGGAGTGGCGAATCGGTCATTATTCACTTTCTGCATAAGATTGTTATTACCTGGCATTACATCTTGCGGAATGCCCCCCATTGCCTGCTGATTCATCAAAGCCTGCTCGTTTCGTTTAATAGCTTCGAGTATCTTTGTAGCAAACGGATAAGAGCAATTTTCTAACAAAATCTTGACACCAATTGCATTTTTTTCAAAGAGTTGCATCAAGAAGTCATTCTGTAACATCTGAAATGACGGGGTATTAGTACCTTCAGTGATTTTCAGGTCAATCTGTGCATTCTGAACTTTATCCGGATCATAGTACTTTGCTTCTTCCGAATAATCTCTCCCAGACAAGTCAATGTGTCTGGCTGAAGTATAATATTGCTGGATAGTTTGCATAACCATATAATCCCTTCTTTTACGGAATGAGTTGAATGACTCAAACATTCCTTTCAAATTCAATGAAGAGTTCTGAACTTGTTGCGCATACAGACTGGCAGCTGTACCAGCACTAGGTTGTTTACCTTGCATCGCACTATTCACGCCGGAAATATCATTGATAAGCTTCAACTGCAAATTCAATAGCTCATAATCACCGGCAACAGCTGCCTGGCCATTATATTGCTGAACGACATTACTAAGATTCTGACCGTTTTTCAGGTTACAGAACAGAACTCCATTATACCGCACATATTCGTCGATTATTTCTTCGCGAGTCATACTTTCAAAAGCCGATTCATCAACAATCAATACACCTTTGGAAGACGAACTACGAATGAAATCAATCAATGTCATTGTTCGGTTGATAGCACGTTGCTGGTCTATGAAATCCTCTACATAATTGAAGACCTTTCCCTGTATCATCGGGTACACATGGAAAGCATAGTTATGCGAACCATGCCAATAAGGGCTCCGGCCTTCTTGAAGAATGTCTCCCCAAGGGGACATGTACCGGTAATACCAATACTGTTCATTGCCATACTCATATTCGATCAACAATATATCCTCCGGCAAAACACCATGAGCAAGCGCCTCATTCGTTCGCTGTTGATTCTCCCAATCAATTTCCTTCTTTTCGTTCAATCCTATATAGTAGAATGTACCTTTCAGTGTATCATGACAGAAGTATGCCTCCCGGCTCTCCAACCTCCACCCAAAGATAACCCGGCACAAATCAGGACGAGATGGGGTGTAGAAATCTAAATCTTTCGTTTCCCTCCCCTGCAAACCATCATAAGTAAGATATGTGTCGCTCACACGATATATGTTCTCAATCCACTCTTTATCAGCCCGGCTTTTAGCAAATAGGGAAACAACCTTATCGAGTGGCATATCATACACTTCACCGATACAATTCAAGTCCCAGGTACGGACATCCTCAATATTCGTATTGAAAAACATACGCGCTGGATTACAGCCATAAACCCAAACATCATTCATCCGTTTAGCCGGGTTCCAGCCATATTCCACACGCTGGCCCACATAGCCACCGCATAACATTAATCTGAGACTATCAGAGTCCAACTCCCGAATTTCATTAAGATCATGGACATATTCAACCGCAATACTCATCATCTCTCCGATTTTGGCCTCTTTCTGATCCCGGACCGTACAGATAGACTGAGTTACATTATTACGAAACTGCCCGTCAATATTTTTAAGAATGGGACTAATCATATTGTTTTTCAATGGAACCTTACCATTCTTTTTGATTAAGTCCGCTTCTCTTATCATCAAATCCGTTTCCGGGTCTTTAATATAATCTCCCCACTGGTCCTCATAAGCGTACATCACACTACGGCGCATCTTTTGACGAGCCTCATCCAGTGAAGCCCAATATTTACTGAATTCATCCAGAATATCCAGATGCTTCTCGTTACGTCTCTGTTCACGAGAAGCATCTTTCTTACGTACTGGCTTTACATTTCTATTCAAAAACTTATTCATAGCAACACATTTTTCACAAAAGTAAGACAGTTAACCCATTAGGTAGTTGTTGATTTACAACAAAAGCTACTTAATGCTCCGAAGTTCTTCTACTATTTCTGCTTTAAGAAGGTTCAGGGCAGTCTCATACGCTTTTCGAGTCTCCCTATCCGTTTCCTCTTTTATCAAATCCTGATATGATTTTACTCGTTTCTGATATTTCTTTAATACCGAGTAACGTTCATATTCAGATGAGTTCTCCAATTCTTTCAACTTCGCTCTATACTGTTCATTCCCAGTCTTTATTTCTTTTTTATAGCCGCGAAGTCTGTTCTCAACGACCTTATACTCGCCTAAGTAATTAAAGTATGCCTCATTTACGCGACTGAAAACATTCCTTTCATCACCACCACTCAAGAACCGATTTAATACAGGAACACTCCGCCACATTCTTTCATCTTCGTCCCAAATCATTGAAACCGTCTTTCCGACCTGATTTATGGTTTTCCCCAATCCTCCAAAATAGCTTTCAAAGAAATGTTCAAAAATTGCCGGGTTCATATTTAATAGCCCTCTATCGTATTTATCACCACCCGTTACTTCATTCAGTAATTTGGCAGAGGAAACAAGAGCCTTAGATGTGCCGGCATAAGCTTTAGTCCATTCCGGCATAAGTTCATTGAAATTATCTTTGTAAATGGGTTTACCAAAGAAATTTCTATTCTGTGCTACCTGATAAACCGGTTTACCAGCATCAGGCATTAGATTGCCAACAACAGTACCAACTATATTTTTCGTTGGTGTACCTTTGGGAATATTCCACTCTCCACCACCAAATGGGTTAATAGGCAGTAATTCGGTAAACTGTCCCATCAACTCCATTCCAATATTGCGATTATCCCCTTTACCTTCCATATAAGAACGGAACAGTTCGCCAGCTCCATAAAAAGCACGCAATTCGATTGGTATTGGAATAGTAAGGAACTTATCACCACCTAACCAGAAACAGAAATTATTCTTCCTTACCCATTCCGGCAGGTTTTCATAGGCATCTTTATCATCATCACCACCAAACATACCAATGAGTAAGTTATTCATGATAGGCAATAATATCCCAGCTGCAGTAAAGCCACCAATTGCAGCAGAAAAACGCTTTGGATTAGCCTTTGCTAAATTCGCAAAATTAGCTAAACTTTGTACAGCAGCATTGAAAAATAAGAAAAGAGACTTAAATGTAGTAGCGCCCAGGCCACCAGCTCCTTTTTTATTGAAATTCACCGTAACTTCTTTTGCATCACTAATACTTCTTGAAATGCTCCGTCCCATTTGACGGCTCGTCATATAAGTAGTGAAACGACTTACATCTTCAGCACATCTATTACCAAACTCAGTCCATTTTGCCATAAACTGGAAAGCAGGTACAATCCCCATTGTTGTAGGTACGGTAACTTTACCTGGTTTAACTCCAAATATCCGTCCCAAATCGACAAGGCCTTTAGCATCCATAATTGAACGCTCTATCATCTTTCGATGTTCTTCTACACTATGTAACGCCGTGTAGCCTGTTTCTCCACCATTTTTAAGAAACTCCGAAAAATAACGTTCCAATTCATTATTCAGGTCGAGAGAGTTCTTCTCAGACTTATATAACAATTCTCCAAGTCTTAACCCCAGTCCATTTTTAATTAGATTCCTTCTAAAACGACTTGAATACTTATGATCTTCCTTAATAGTTATTGCGGAAGTGGAAAATATCACATCTCTTGCCAAATTGCTAATTACAAAAGCCGGATTTCTGGTCGTAAAGTTTGCAGCCATTTGCCGATTGATGCGCTTAACCAAGTTTACAAGTTTATGGGAACCACTATCTGGATTTGTCAAACCATTCATAGCCTGTGCCGCCCTTGGATTACCATTGATATAAACAGTGTATTCAAGGCCATCCTTCTTTACTATGACCATGTGCTGCCTTTGTTCTCTGGGCAATGCCCTATATGGTACCTCTAACCGTCCTTTGCGAGCCAGTCCTTCTCTTGCAAGCTCTACCATTCTTCTTTCAAATTCTTCGACTAAAGCAGCCACTTCCTCCCCTGTTGCGTCTTCCGGTATCTCAGGTAGAGCTTGCTGCCATTCATCTCGCACCCCATCATAGGTATACCACATTTGCTTCACTGTAGCAAGGCTTGTTGGATGATTAATAACCATTGCCAGGAATCGTTGTTTCATAAGATTCCTATTCCCCTGCATGATGGCACTTTCGGCCATATTAGCTATTGTTACCAGCGGATCGTCAGCCTCAGACACCCGACCTTCCATTTTCTTCACAGGTACATTGAATATTGGACGTTCTTCCATGATATAATCATAAACATCTGCTGCAGTATCCTCTTTCCAGCCTCGTAGTGGAATATAATACTTGAACATAGTACTAACTTTCTGATAAACATCTTTTGTCATTAAGCCGCACTCATAGGTCTTTTTGAGACTTTCTTTTGTTGCAGCATTAATCTTTTCCCAAAGAACAGTAGTCTCATTAGCTTCTTCAAAAGTAGATACTAACTTCTCAGCCTCAGTAGTAAAATTCTCTTTCTCACTAGTAAGAGAAGACAAGCCGGAGAAGTCTTTTCCACGAGCCTCAAAATATGCATCCTCTGCAGCTTCTTCCATCTCGGACTTTAAATTATCTCGCTCCTCATCAAAAGTTAACCCATCAATACCACCATTGGCCAAAAGTTTTTCCAAATCATTAAGCTTTTCAAGAAATGGCTCCTTTGCTTTCTCCGCAGCACGTTTGGCAAATTCTTCATTTCTTTCAAGACCATGTTTAGCTTTCAAATAATCCAATATATCGTCATACTCTACCCCAGTCTTTATTAGTTTGTTCACTTCTGACATTATCGGATCAAAGAAATTCATTTTATAAAATTCCTGTTCAAATGAATTCCTACTGCTTAATTGATTTTCGGCCATATAAGCATTTTCATAATCTGCAATAGGTTTATCTGTTTCCTTTTCAAGTGCTTCTTGCAGAGTTTTCAACCCCAACATGCTATCTTGATACGCTTCTTGATACTTATACATCCTATCTAAAGTACGGGCCTCATACAAATGTTTAGCTACATCTTTTTCAGCTGTTGCATTATCACTCCTGTATTTTTTCCGAACCGGTGTCTCTCGGTAATTACCAACTTTCAATTTATATCGCATGGACATATCCTTAGCGAAAGCATCTGTCGAGTGTCCTTCTGTCTTCAATTGATAGGTTCTCCAAAGCATATATCGTAAATCTCCATCATTCAATCTGAAACCAAGTTTGATTTTAGCTCGACGGAGCATATCTGTGAGCAAAGACTTAATTGTCTGTAAGAAACCATTTTCACGTTCAAAACCTTTTTCGGCCAATTCAGCAAGATATTCCTCTGTGGCCAAATGAAAATCGTACCCGCGTTTAATTCCAAGGTCAATGATTTTCCTTCTTGTTGCTGGAATAGCATTTTCAAAAACCTTATCAATGAAATCATCATACTGTTCCCCGAATACTTCATTCAGCCCACGATGTCCAACAGTTTCATGCAATACAGTAGCCTGCGCATCTTCAACAGATACGGCATTAGGCAGGTAAACGACAACTTCTTTTGTTTTTGAATCAAACCATCCTTTCACATTACTTCCATTTTCTATTTGGATGCGAGCATCATCATCATTCGGCAATTCATCAATGCTGTTTATAATCCGTACAGGAGTATTCAACATCTTCGCCTGTTCCACTATAACGGAAGACAGGCGCTTACTATTCCTTGTACTTTCATCTTCAGCAATACGATATTTTTTATTTTCATCCGATGCTTTAGCTTTTTCTTCCAATTGTTTTTTCAAGCCCTCAACTTCCTTTTCAGCTGCTTTTAATTCATCTTCGCGTCCCCACGGAGTATTCATTGCTTCCGTTAGTCCCTGGACCCTCTTTTCATAGGAAGCTATCTTCTCATCAATATCAGACAAGTTTTTCTCCACGGCCTTCAATTGGTGCTCAATACTTGACATCAAACCTTTACCACCATTGAATTGGCGTCCTTCAACAATATGTTCATTGCCAGCATACAGTTCATACACCATCCTACCCTCATTGAAATGAACAATGACTTCCGCCTTGCTATTATTCAACATTATTTTTAGAGGCGCTGTCCCACGATTAAGGCTATATGCATCTTCATAAGAGGCAATAACCGGCTCTAATGCAGGTCCAAATTTCTCCGTATAAGTTTTACCGTCAACTGTAACACTCTCAACGCCGTCAGGGAAATACTCACTTATAGTTTTATAGGCACGTTCATATACTTTCTTCTGACCTTTATCATGGATAATTCGATTTCTGGCATACTCAATACTCTCAGCCATACCACTCTTACTGTTTGCATCACTTCGTTTTAAATTACGTAGTTTCTTTAATAAATTCTCAGCAACAAATAGGAGTTGAGCCGTCTTATCACCGGACAATGTAGCTGCCATCTGGTTAAATGTCATTCCGCTGGGGTCCTCATCATCCTGTTCTTCCATAATACGGCCAGAAACATTACCTTTCATCATTTGATTAATGAAGTTCTGTTTTATTCTCAGGCGGTCATAAGCTGTAGCATCCAAAGTTCCCTGAACACCATAGGTCACTACATTTACAGGTTTGCCCCACAGAGCATAATTATTGCCTTGCCGAAGGATTCTACCATTCCTTTGTTCAAAGTCCATAGGACGTACCGGAGCATCAATATGATGCAAACCATATAAGCGATCCTGAACATTAACGCCTACTCCCATTTTCTCAGTACTGCCAAGTAATATACGAACATCACCAGAGCGTACTTTCTCAAACAAACCTTTCCGACGTTCACCATCATAGTTATTAATGATAGCAATTTCTTTGGCAGGTATTCCCTGGGCTATCAGTTTTTGTTTTATGTCCTCATAAAGATTGAAACGAGGAGTATTCGGATCATAGTCAAACAAATCCATTTTGGGCTGTTCCCCGGGAGACTGATAACTATCACAGAAAATAAGTTGTGCCCCTTTATCCGCGTTACTTTCATTATAGAGTTTTACGACATTTGATACAACCTGATTAGTCTTGCTATTGGGATTATCTGCAAATGAAGGATTAAGTAATCGGAGATCAATCGCAGCTTGTTTTGCTTTAGTAAAAACAACAAGAGGAAGTGCGCTCATTCTTCTTTTCTCTTTACCGCTCATTTTGCTGAATCTTTCCAACTCACTTATGAGAATCTGCATTACGTCTTCCAGATCTTCGTTTTTATCAATGACAATATTGGTCATCGCTCCATCCCGGAGTTTTGGAATACTACTACTTTCCTGAAACTCTTCTACATCTTCCGTCAAAACAACATCGGCATGACTACGGAAAGCTTTCACCAACTCCGGTACATTGACATAACTCTTAAAGCGGTCCGCAATTTTGAAGTTCCCGGTAGCCGTAAATTCAAGAGAAGGTTCCACCGTACCGAATGTTGTTGCAAATTCATCAAAAGTCTGAATGTTATAAGCTTCAAGAATATCAGGGGCAACAAAATTCATCATAGTCCAGACTTCTGCCATCGTATTCGTTATAGGAGTACCGGTAGCAAGTATTACATTACGGCCGTTATTCTTCTCCTGTACCCATTTGGCCTTTAGTAGCAAGCTGTTTGCACGTTGGGATGCAGTAGTATCAATACCTTTAACATTGCTCATCTTACTAACAAACCCAATCTTCTTATAGTTATGAGCCTCATCAATAAACAATGCATCTATGCCCATTTGCTCAAAAGTCAATACATCGTCAGTTCTCCGATCAAGCTGGCGTTCCATTTTAGTTTTGATACGATTCTCAGCCTTGGCCCTATCTTTTACTGATCGTTTTTTAGGTTTCTCAACTCCTTCAAATTGATTTTGAAGGTCAGCTACTTCCTTTTCTAATCTACGCCTCAAAGAGTCATTCTCAGTAGCCCCAATAACTCTCTCATACTCCTCAATTTTTTGTTGAATGAGTTTCTTCTTTCGCCCCTCATCATCCGGTATAAATTGCATAAATGATTGAGGTATGATAATCGCATCAAAATCCCCCGTTGCAATCAGATTAAATAAACGTTTACGATTATCTGCACTTCGTTCGTCTTTCCCAGGAGCCAAGACATTAGCACCTGGATATAGTTTATAGAAGTCTTTTACAAAATCTTCCAATGTGGCATTTTGAACAACAATCATAGGTTTTCTGGCGATTCCCAAACGCCGCATTTCCATCGCGGTGGTAATCATCGTGAATGTTTTGCCTGTACCTACTTGATGAGCATACAAAGTGCTTTCCCCTAAACTACGCTGTACAGCTCTCATTTGATGGATACGCAATGTTATTTGGGAATTAGAATTTGGATAATGTTCAAAAGCTGGCAGGTCATATTCCTTCAGGCGGAAGTTATTATACTTGTCATTGTAAATCCGTTCTAACTCTTTATGAAACGCTTTCTGCCCGTCGATGTATTCAATGAATTTATCAGAGATTTCCATTACCTTCTCAGCAGCGGCTTGTGTCTCCACCTCATTGACGACACGTATCTTTTGTTCCCCGTTTTTAATCTCATCATAAACTTTCGGTTTCCGTTGATTTAATGCAGCCTCGAATAAATTAATCGTTCCAAGCCGGTCAGTTTTATATATGCCGGCTTTTGCATAATCTGCTACACTAATAGATTTGCCTGTGACATATTCATTTAATACTGAAACAAAATTCAATCCAGTATCCGAAAGCCCTAAGACATCCTCCGCAAACTTATCAATGAACTCAGTAGGTATCCAGGGGGTACCAAGACGATAACTTATATCACCAAAGCGTATCATTTCAGGTTGGACATTGATAAGTTCTTCCACATTCTTTTCAAAGGCCGGGTCACGTTCCGCTGCTGTTCTTGCCTCTTCCAGTTTTTCTTTAACATTACCGGAAAGATATGTACCCCTATCTATTAAGTCACCAGTCAAAGGGTCACGATATGCCACCCCATCACGCAACATATCATCAATAACTTCCTCCTCACTCTTCGCTATTAGTTGAGAAATATATGGGATATCTATAGCGCCACGATAGGAGCGACTGATGTTTACAGCATCCTGCAAATTATCCGCTTTAGATGGTTCTTTCACAGGATAACTAACTCGTTTATCCAAAATGCCTTTACCTTTGGTTATTTGGTAAACCGATGATTTACCTGTGGCAGATGGCACTTTGGTAACGTCTTCTAATGATAGAGGAAGGTAACGTTCAAAGTCTTCTACGAGAACATTATCTAATGCTTTGTTATGATTGAGTGTACCGTATTTTTTTGCAAAAGCATCATACTGCTTATTTAGCTCTTTCCTTATAGGTTCAGGGTCTATATCTAAGCTCTGTTCCGCAGCAATAAGTTTCTTTAGTGTGGATTTAAGATCATTGTAACTCTGTACAGCATCTACCGTTTTCTGCAATTTACCGTTGTAGGTAAACGTTTCTTTTACGGGAACAGGTTCTAAAACCCCACTCATGGCAACATATATCTTTCCATCTTTAACGGTCAATGTTCCATCTTTCTGGGTGGTTTGTTCTTTATCCTTAACCACAGCACTATTCTCTACCTTTCCCAAAATATTTTCCGGTAACTTTCCGATAGCTTCACTAATCGCTTGAGATAAGTCCAGACCAGACCGAGCCTTTAATGTCTGCGAAGCTCCACTATATAAGCCACCACTACCAGCATCAAATGCCGTCATCATTTCTCCCAGCATCATTTCAGGACGGGCAGCAAAATATTCATTAATCATTATGGGTTTCGTCCGCTTCTCGCCTTTTTCTTCATAGGTACCCTCTCCCACAGGAGTAGTGGAAATATAATTCACGCCATTAGCCACCTCACCTGCTTTTCTCTTACGGAATACTAGAATATCAGCCGTAACACTCGTACCTGCATTTTTTTGGAAAGCATCATTGGGCAAGCGTATAGCTCCAACCATATCAAAACCATTACCGGCAACAAATTCACGGAACCGGCTGTCAGCACCATCCATAGTTGCAGACGACGTAATAAATACTCCTAAACCATTTTCTTTCAGTTCAAGTAATCCCTTTGCTATAAAATAATTATGAAGATTGTATGCCCCACCAAGCTTTTTCCTAAGCGACTTATCCAAGAACTTATCATAAGGAGCATCTTTACCAAAAGGCACATTGGTAATAACAAGATCCTTACTTTGTGGAGCAAACTCCGTCTCATAGCCCTGTACCTTTGTATTAGCATCTGGATATAATGCTTTACTTATCCTCCCAGATAAACTGTCAATCTCAAAACCGCTGA